CGCTTCGCCTTCCAGCGTGCCGGGATGCTTCACAAAGCCGGAAAGGCGAACGCCGTTCTGGTAAAACCGCTCGATGAAACGTTGCATCTCGTGGCTGGCGCTCAGCGTGGCGCGGTGCAGCGCGATGGGCGAAATGCCCTTAAGGCCCGTCCATCCGGGCGACATCACATGAAACACGTCTTCATCGGCCAGCAGGCGGCCGGCAACATTGAAGACTTTGCGGCCGGCCTTCAGCTCAGGCTCCACCTCACTTGAAATCAGCGGGTAAAGGCCAATCGCTTCACCAGTCTGGCGGTCGCGCTGGATTTCGGCGTAGAAATTCCCCCAAAGCGATTGCCGTGCGCTCACCAGGTGCCAAAAGATAAAGCCATTCTGCCAGCTGTTTGGGCGCACGCGAAGCAGCCGGTCAGCGAAGGTGCCGCGCACTGGCACCGGCCTTTCCGGGTCTGATGCGTCCACCAGCAGCCGGGGAAGCGTGGCAATCTGCTTTGCGATCTTGTCCACGCACAGATAGACAGCCGGGATGCCCATTGCGCTGCGCTGGCTGATCCAAGCGCCTTCAGCGCCACCCGTGAAATTATCCAGGCTGCGCACCATGCGCAGCTGGCTCCAAATATCGCGGCGCTCACTGCGCGCTGGGCCGGCCGCGCGGCGTATCTCGAAGCCAAGGAATCTCATAGCTTGATGATCCCCCGCTCGCTAAAGACTGACTTTTTGCGGCCAATCTTGAAGCCCGCAGCGCCCGCGCCCATCGTCATCGTCACGATGCCATCAATGCGCCCGCGCTGATCCGGCGCTTTCTTGACCCACGCCCTGTTGCCCAGCCCGTCGGCCGTCTGCTTCGCATTCGCGGAACACGCGGTGTTGATCGGGTTATTATCGATAGTGATTGTGCCGGCGCGCAGGTGATCCTCAAAGGCCACGATGCTGTGCGGCATGCACAGCTGGGTGTCGCCGAACCGCACCTGTGTGCCTTGGGCGTGCTTGACCAGCATCAGCCCCTTGCCGCGCGGCTTGTCCGGCCCTTGGTAATACCAGCACGGCAGATCAACACGCGCCGCCGCTTCCAGAAACTCGTTCATCCTGGACAGATCGACGGCCATGAATTGCACATCGTGGCGGTCTGCCAGCAGCGCCACCTGCATGGCGACGAAATCCTTGCTGATGAACGCGCCGGGCACCACGTTCAGCCAGCCCTCCGCCGCCCACTGTTCGTAGGCCATGCCGTCCATCCGCGACCGCTCGGCCAGACTGTCGCCGCGCGTCCAATACCAGGTTTTTTGCACCAGCCGCGGCGCGTCCGGCCCATCGCCACCGGAATCAGGCAGAGCCCATGTCGCGGTCAGCGCGGTGAGGTCGTGGCGATCCGAAAGGTCAAGGCTCAGCCAGCAGCGGCAGTTGACAAAATCGGCATCGTCCACCGGCGCCAGCGCCCTGTCCCATATTTCCGGATCGTCCAGCCAGAAATCCGCGCCGCCACCCGGAATCCCAAAATAAAGGCGCTTCACGCTGGCCGCCAGCATCGGCGCGCCGCGCGCCTTTTCAACCTCGCGGCGCACATTATCAACCGGGAAGGTGGTGCCCAGCGACGGCATCGCCTTGCACCAAACGTCTTCCGTATCAAACACCGTCTCGCGGTCTGCCACGTCCACCCGCGCGGCGAACACCAGCAGGCTGTCGATCAGCTCGTGCCCGTGCACCACACGCTGCGCGCGCTCTGCAAACAACGTGCCCACCGGCTGATCGATGCCCGGCGTGTTGGTGGCCAGAAACAGGATGCCGCCGCGCGCATTCTTGGCCAGCGCCTTGGCCCACATGTCGATCAGCCTGGCGTCCGCGACCTCGTGCACCTCATCGATAAAAACCGCGTCCGGGCGCGGGCCGCTCACCTGCGTGGCCTTGCCGCTCGCCGTGCGGAAGACGCTTCCGCTGGCCGGGTGCTCGATGGTATGGGCGTTGGCGCCCACCCCGCGCACCACAAACTTGCCCTGCCGCTCCAGCGAAACGCCATCCTCGTGGCCCGGCAGCGTGGCCCGCACCATGGCCGCCGCGTCAGCCATCGTCACCATCGCCTGCTCGTCTTTCGGCCCTGTCACCACAGCCAGCGCGCGGCTGCGGCCAAGGCCGCCCACGATCAACAGCGCGGTCGCTGCCATCAGCGGCGATTTTCCGGCCCCCTTGCCGGTTTCCAGCCAAACCTCGTCAAACCGCCAGCGCTCGTGCCCTTCCCGCGTCACGCGCCACCATCCGAACAGGCTGCCCACCAGAAACTTCATCCACGGCAGCAGTTCGAACGGCTGTCCGGCCATCGGGCCATCGGTGATCGTGAAATACATTGGATAAGCCGCGATCATCTTCTGCGCCTCGTCCGGGCGCCAGAAAAGGCCGCGTGCCTCGCCGTGCTCGATATCGTCCAGGTGCCGGCGGCAGGCCGCTTTCACCAATTCGCCCGCCACGATCCGGCCGGCAAGCACGTCGCGGGCGTAATCTGTCGTCTCGTCCTGCACGCTGGGCGGCTCAGAACTCGATGGCACCAGCCGGCTTGCCCGCGCCACTGCCCGCCTTCACCACCTTGCCCTTGGCCGCAGCCGCGCGCTTCGTCACCACGATGCCTAGATCAGCCTCCAGCTTGGCGATAACCGCCATCTGCTTGTTCGCCACGCTCAGAGCCGGATGCTGCTGCTTCGTGCCGTTCGGATAGTCCACGAACAGGCCTTCGCGGTTCACCTGCTGCTGGGCGGCTTCCCAATTCAGATAGGCCTGCACCAGCCGCTTGATGGCATGCCGGTTGGCATCGGCCAGCGTCTGCTGCGTTTGCAGTTCCGCCACGATGGTGGCCCAGTATTCGCTGGCCCTCGCCGCTTCGGCGGCGGTCAGTCCAGCTTCAGCCCAATCAGGTTCCGGCAGGTCGCTGTGCGGGCAGGGGCTGTCAGTCATCGCGCCCTCCCTCTATTCCACGGATGCGCCGGATCGAGCGGGCGGCCGTCAGCGCCGCACCCCAGCGGCGATTCCGGGCGGTTGGTCTTGGCGCCATGAGCGTTGTGGCAAGCCTCGCACCAACTGCTGTGGTTTTTGGGATCACCCCACAACTTCCAGTCGATGCTGCCATCCGGCCTGCGGAACGGCTTGATGTGGTTCAACACGGTGGCCGGCACCCGCCCGCGCCCTTCGGCCTCGCAGCGTTCGCACCATGGCTGGCGCGCCAACTGCTCCGCGCGCATCCTGCCATGGCGGCTGTTGTAGCCCCTATCGCTGGCATTGGCGCGCGGTGCGCCTGATGGACGGTGATTCAGGTGGCTTTGCGCACTTTCGCGCACCGGCGGTGTAAGGTGGCCTTCTGGGCTGGTGAAATCGTGATACCACTGATGCACGAAACGCGGGTTCATGCCGGCCGCCAAGGCGTCGCGCAACGCCTGTTGCCGGCCCGGATCGTGCAGGATCACCCGCGCATTCAGCAGCCGCTGCCACCAGTCCCGTTGCCACTGCTTTGGGCTGGGGCTGATCAGCCAAACCTCGTCTGCCGGATTGGCTGTCGCCAGATCGGCCAGCAGGCGGTTCCTTTCCTCCAGCGCCGGGCTGATCCACGCGCCCGAGTTGCCGCGTGACAGGCGCGCGATGATGGCGTCGATGTCGATGATCCGGGCGGCAGGGCTGGCGTGCGCCTTGGCATAACGGCGCAGCCCGCCCGGCGGCCCGGCCACCACAATCACGCGGCACGCAGGGAGCGGAATCCAAGTGGGATAGGCGGCGGCCCTGTTGGTGCTTGGGCCGGTCATTCATGCCTCATGGCGGTGCCCGGCCTTCCGGGCTGGCAATCTTGCAGGGCAGATTTTCACCAGTTGCATTTTCAGTAATTGAAACTCCGGGCGAAATCAAGCGCGGCCATTGGCTCATCCGATTACAGCCGATAATGCATCACCAGCCGTGCCAGACACAGCTGCACCACCAGCGCCCAGCGGTCGCGGGTGAAGGCGCGCAGCCGATCGCGGGCAGCGTCCACATCAGCGTGGCTGGTGTCGTGCAGGATCATGCTGTCAAAACCCCACGCCAGCGCGGGATCGATGGTGGCGCGCGCGTCGGAATATCGGTTCCAGGCGTCCATCTGGCCGAGCGTGCCCGGCATCGGTGGCTGCCAAACCGCGCCCTGCCCGCCGGCGGTGACTGGCTCATAACGGCTCGTCACCCGCTGCTGAAAGCCGCACCTCTCGTAATCGGCACGGTAACGGCCGCCTGCAGCGAACTGCTTCTCGTCAATGAGCTGGCGATTGAACCAGCGTTCAAGGTTCCTGGTCGTGAGGTTGCGGCGCACAATGATTGGCGAGGCCTGTTCCGGGTCTTTTACCTGCACCAGATCATAGGCATTGTGGCGCAGCTGCTGCTCAGTCGGCTCCACCCGATCCGGCGCCAGCCGCGCCCTTGTCGCCTTGCCCATCCGCTCACCTCGCCCGTTGCCAGACAGCAGCGCCACCGACAAGACCGAAGCCCACAACCCACAGCGCCCACATCGCCGGCTCGGGCACGGCCGCGGCAGGCGGGCTGACATGCGGAGGCGCACCGGGCAGCACCCACGGCACACTGGCCCAAGCATCATCAGCAGGCCACAGCGGCACGTCTGCCCAGTGCGCGCTGGCCACCGGGTAAAGGCTGGGCCAATCCCACGGCCCGCGCTGAGCGGCAGGCGGCAAGACATTCATCGGCATGGCAGGCGGCGGCTCGGCCGGCACACTCAGGGCGCTGGTCTCCGGGCAGACACACGGCGGCTCAGCAGGTCGTTCAGCCGGCTTGCTGGCCGGTGCCGGCGGCGGCTTGCCGATTAGCGCCTTGGCGCGCTGCATGGTCTTGCGGACAGCCGGCACCTCGTTGCATACGACGCCAGCGGCGAAGCTGGGCGCGGCAATGGCTGCGGCAATCAGGATGATGCGCGGGTTCACGTTGCCGCCTCCGCTCGCACATTGAAATTATCCATCACTCTGTCCAATCAAACAGCGGCTCATCACCGGGCGGGCCATTCATCGCCGTCGGCTGCACTACAGTTAAGTCATAACGCCGTTCAAAGTCGCGATGCATAGAATTATAAATCATCTGTTTGACACCGGAGGCGTCCGCCTTAAGCCTCGCGCACTCGCACATCTCGGCGACGGTCATTGCGTGACCGCCAAAGCCAGATTAACCACGGCCATAGTCGCCCACAGCCCGGCCAAGAGAAAACGCGGAGTTGGCTGCGGGACGGCGTGGAAAATTGCCAAAAGCGCCTGAGACAAGAAAAGCTGGAAATACAGGCTTGTCATGCGTCACCTTTCATGGCTGCGCGGGCGGCATCCCGCAAGGCAAAACCATCTGCAAAGCCTGCAACGCCGTCAATAAAGTCGCACTCGAGGTCGGTTAGTGTTGCGAGATTATTGACAATAGCCCGCAACCGCGCGTTCTCTGCCTCAAGTTCGGCAATGCGGGCGGTGCTGTGCTTGCGCGCGACGGCGAGGGCTTTCCGAACTTGCGCCTCGGCCGACCAATGGTGACTATCGCTTCCGTAAAACGCCTCGGTCACAATCTTCTCAATTTGTTCTTCAGTCATCAAAGCAGCCCTGCCACAATCGCAATAACCGCGACAGCTGCCAATATCGCCCAGCCAAGGCCACGCCCGGGCGCGACGTCATCATCCCACGCGCTTCGGATCGGCGGCGGCGCGGCGCGGGGCGGGATGTGCTTGATTGTTGGGCGTTTCTCACTCACGTCGCATCTCCCCTACTGCCCGCAGTTTATTGGATACGTAAAACGTGCACGCAAGCGCCTTATCAGCCGTCATCGTTTGACCAGCGAACCCCGCGCGCATCGCCCCACTGCTGGATGAACGTGATGAGATCAGCCATCTGTGCGACGGTGAGCCGGCTGCTGCGGAACCCCAGCGGGAACGGGCGGCCATCGAGGCCGATTTCAAACAGCTGCTCGTGGCCAAGCGCCTGCATGAAAAGTGCTTTCCACGTGTCCGGCGTGTGCTGGCGGCCGTCCGGCTTGGCAACGGCAATATCGGCCAGCATCGCCCACAGTTTCGCGTTTTGGGCATCGCTGCGAGTGCGCGGGTGCAGGTGCACCATCCAGTCAGCCGGCGCGCGCTGCACCAGCTGGACGGCCCGGCGGCGGCCGGCTTCGCTGGCAAGGCTGATGCGGTAACTCACGCCCGCAACGTGTGCTGTTCTTCGTAGCGCACGCCCGGCACATCGCGCGCCTTGTGCCGCTGCACGATAGCCAGCAGCGCCGCCTTGAGCTCGTCCGGGTAGCGCTGGCGCACCCAAGCAAGGGCAGGCGCGCCTTCCACGACCTCAACCGCCTTGACTGTCGCCACAAGAGCCGTGCGCCGTGCTGCATAAGCACCTTTCGCGCCAACAGGTGCCGCCTCAATGCGGGCGGACTCGCGCGCCAACTGAGCGGCTTGCTGCAACTTCGCTTCAGCCGCCTCGCGCGCTGCAAGGTTGTCAGCATCAGCCTCCGCGCGGGCCTGCGCCGCTTCACGCTGGGCCTTTTCTGCCGCCTCACGCGCCGCCCTGGCGGCTTCATCGCGCTTCTGCTGCTCGGCAAGCTGCCATGCGCCGAGAGCCGCCTTGATGGCATCAATCGCCCGATCTGCATCAGCCAGCAGCGGCTTGTAACGGGCCTGCACCTCCGCCTTGCCGTCGTCGAACGGCTTGGCTTCCGTTTTGCGCGCCTCGTCTGCTGCCTTGCGGGCCTTCGCCAGCATATCGAGCAGGTGCGCCAGCCCCTCAGCCTGCTGAGGCGATGCAACGGGCTTGCCGTCCAGCCATTCGCGCGCCTCGCCAACGTAATCGTTGATGGTGTCGCGGGCGGCGATGAACGGCGTGGAGTTGTGGCCGATGGCGGTCATGGCAAAACTGGGCGGTGGCGCTGCGGCTCGCGCATCGACGTGAACATAAACGGCACCTCGTCATCCAGATCATCGTCCGGATCGCGGGTTGCCTGTGCCGCGCTTCCGCGTGCCGGGCGCTGTTCGCGCGCCGGCGCAGGCGCATCCTGCCTGCCGCCTTGCAGCGCCACATCGGCCACGTTCACCTCAAGCGACAGCTTCCCATCGTAAAGACCGGCCTTAAGCGTGCCGGCAACCGTCACCTTGCTGCCCTTCGTGAGATAGCCGGCCAGCTTCTCGCCTCGGCTGCCCCACAGGCTGCACCGATACCAGGTTGTTTCGGTGTCGCGCCCAGCCGACACCGCGACTGAAAAGCTGGTCACGCTTCCGGATTGCGTCTGGCGCGTTTCGGCGTCGCGGCCGATGTTACCGGCGATAGTGATGATCTGCATCGTCTGCTCCCTACCCCGCCGAGATCGGCGTTTGATGGTTGCCGCCCAGTTCGGCCGTGCGAGCCTTGAATGCTTCCACAATGGCCGCGCTGGCCTTTGCATCGGCGGCCTTCACGGCGGCACGTTCCGCCTTCGTCTCGTGCCACAGCTTTTCCAGCGCCGCCCGGTCGACGCACTGCGCCAGATATCCGCGCCAGCGCTCGCAAAAAGCGGCTACGTCTATCGACGGCGGCACGGCGGGAGACACTGGGCGGCTCTCCGGCGGCGTGTGCGCGTCCGCGTCGTTGTCGCCTTCCGTCGGCACCGTGAAAGTCATCAGCACTGCATATTTCATCGCGGCCGACATCGCCTTGTTCGTGGCCTTGTCGCCGCTGTCGCTGGCCTCGCCAAACGTGCGAACGGTGTGCCTGCTGCCGTCTATCACGGACACAAAATCAAACTCGGCCTCGACTGTCACGAAATATAGAAGGCTGCCCTTTGACGTGGCGCGCACTTCGCATTGCCGCGCCACCATGCGCGGCATGACAGCAAGGCCGCTGCTGGGCAGCAAGTGCGCAATGGCGGCATAAACATCATCGATCCCGCGAAAGGCAAAACCTTGCTGCTGGTTGCGCCGATGCTTGCCAATGCCCTCTTTGGCCAGGGCAGCCTGCACGGCCGAGATCGCCGCATACACGGCGGGCGCGCTGGTCATAATCACTCCACGATCAGGCTGGGGCTGATGCCGTTTGCTTCCAGCAGCTTGCGGGCGGCGTGCTTGGCTTTTGCATCTGCTTGCAGGCTCGCACGGCGGCGCTGATCCGCAACAGCGCGCTCGTATGCCTCGGCCAGCGTGCCCGCGTAACCACTCAAGGCGCTGGATAGCGTCACACAACAGAACGGCGTGATGCGGTAACGGTTGGGCCGGCCGATAAAAACGGACTCCACACCATCAGGCATGCCGTGCGCGTCGTAGGCGGCCTGCACCGCTGCGAGAAATGGGTGAATTTGAGCAGTCATTGATGCTCTTCCTATATGCGCGCCAGGCGGCCGCAGCAGCGCGGGCGTGGCGGGCGATGAATGATACAGCAGGGCCGGCCGTCATAGCCAGCACGTCGCGCATGGTGGTTGCAGGCGGCCGGTCGATCAGCGCGGCGCGGCTGTCGCGCTCATGCTGGTTGATTGCGGGCAACCACGGGCGGCTCATGCGCCGCGCGGCAACGGTCGCTTCGGTCATTTCACCTCCCCCATGCCCAGCGCCGCGATGAACCGCAGCACGGCACGCTTGGCATCATCGCGCGCCCGTCGCTTCAGTTCATCCTGCACAGCGCCGACCAGCCACGAAACGGCAGCTGCCGGCGTGGTGGAATAGTCCCAGTCGGCCATGATCTCGGCGGCCAGTTCGGTATCGTTCAACGCCCCTTCTGGCACACAGTCCAGCGCGGCCTGCTGCGCCAGCCCGAACAGGGCATCATCGCCGGTGAAAAACTCCACCAAGCCGTGCAGCGCAAAGATCGTGCGGGCATCGCCGGTCACGTCAACATCGGCCATCTCGGCAATGTGGGTGCGCTCGTTATAAAGGCTCACGTTTTTCTCCCTTTGGTGGCCGGCGCGCGGCTTTACGCGAATTGGAAACAGGACGAAGCCGGCATTTCCTCTGCCGTCGCCAAACCGCTGCGGGCAGCGCTCTCCGAAACCCCCATCGCCATCAGTGCAGCCACGGCGTCCGTGTAGCACATCGGTTCAGTGGCCTCATCGCCGTTCACGATCACCCAGCCTTCGCTAGCGATGTAAGACGTCGAGATCGTATCCATCTTCTTCTTCCTCTCTATTCCGCCGCACCATTGCGGCTCTGCCTGCACGTTATGTGTATGGTATATGCCACCCAACGGCCGTTGGCAAGCGCAAAATGTGTATTGACGAAAAAAAAATTGTGCGGCCTATAAGCGGGCATGACACACGCACAGATCATCAAACGATCTGGCTATGCCGCTGTGGCGGCAGCCACCGGTGCCAAGCTGCGCACCGTGAAAGCGTGGCGCGCGCGGAACAGTATTCCAGGCTGGTTCTGGCCGGCGCTGGCGCGGGCTGGCATGGCTACTTTGGAGGAGCTGGCGGCCGGTGTCTCCGCCAAGCGTGCCGCATGAACAGCATCGTTGCGCACTCTCCCTTGCGCACGGTCGGGGCTGGCCAAGGGGGTCGCGGCCAGCCCCGTTATCTTTTGGATGGCGGCATGAGCGGCTCTCCATTTGAAATCGCAGTGCGCATGTGGTGGCGCGGCTATTCGCTGGAGGCTATCGCGGTGCGGCTGGGCTGCACGCGAGCGCGTGTCAAGGCGCTGCTGTTTGCGAGGCGGCCATGAGGCGCGGGCCAGCCACAGGGCGATTCCTGCCGCGCGAGACAGCCGACGCGGTGCCGCTGCTGATGCCGCAAAAGAACGCGCACGCGGTGGCGCTGGGCAAGCATGGTGCACACGTCCAGGCAGAGCGCCGGCGGCGCAAGGTAATTGCGGTGATGAACGCGCTTCGGCGTGAATTGGGATTAGGGGAGATTGAACTATGAGCGCTTACGATGATTTTCTTGCCGCAAAGGCAATGATAGATCCGATGACTGGATTGGTGGATTTGCCGCCGTTGCCGTCCATCTTGTTTCCGCACCAGGCTGATATAACCCGGTGGGCGTTGCGTCGTGGCCGCGCTGCTATCTTTGCCGGGACTGGGCTGGGCAAGTCGCTGATGGAATTGGCATGGGCGCAGGCCGTGCATCAAGCAACCTGCAAAGACATTCTGCATCTGGCACCACTTGCCGTGTCATCGCAGATAGTGCGAGAGGCTGGCAAGTTTGGCATTACGGCGCGGCAAGTGTCGTGCGCTGATGATTGTCAGCCGGGCATCAACATCACCAATTACCAGAAACTGCATCACTTTGACCTGTCCCGCTTTGGCGGTGTCATTCTAGATGAAAGCAGCATCCTTAAGTCAGCTGATGGCCACTATCGCACGTCGCTCATTGCTGCGTGCCAGTCCATCCCGTTTCGTCTTGCAGCGACTGCCACGCCAGCGCCGAATGACTTCATGGAATTGGGCAACCATGCCGAGTTCCTGGGTGTCATGAAATACACCGACATGCTGGCCACGTTCTTTACCCACGACGGCGGCGAAACGCAAAAGTGGCGGCTCAAGGGTCATGCTGAAAACGAATTCTGGAAGTGGATGGCATCATGGGCGGTGATGCTGCGCAAGCCATCCGACTTGGGCTATCCGGATGACGGCTATGAACTGCCGCCGCTCAAATTCACCGAGCATCGGGTGGGTGTCGATTACGCACCGAATATTGAAACCGGGATGCTGTTTCCGATGCAGGCCGAAACGCTGCAGGAGCGCATCTCTGCGCGGCGTGCAACAGTCGAAGCCAGATGCAAACTGGCAGCGGAGATCACGCCAACAGACCGGCCTTTTGTGTGGTGGACAAACCTCAACGCCGAAAGCGAGATGCTATGCAAGTTGATACCCGGCGCGGTTGAAACCAAGGGCAGCGATAGCGACGATGTGAAAGAGCGCAAGCTGAACGACTTTAGCGAGGGACGCACTCGCGTGCTTGTCACCAAGGCTGGCGTTGCGGGCTTTGGCATGAACTGGCAGCATTGCGCCGATACCGGCTTTGTCGGGCTGAATGACAGCTTCGAACAATTCTATCAGGCCGTGCGTCGGTTCTGGCGGTTTGGCCAGTCAAAGCCGGTAAACTGCCACATCATCGCGTCTGAACTGGAAGGCGCTGTAGTGTCCAACATTCGCCGCAAGGAGGCAGATGCAGAGCGCATGGCGGCCTCGATGGTGATGCACATGGCCGACCTTTCAAGCGAGGCCGTGCGCGGCTCTGTTCGTTCGGTTGCTGATTATAACCCGCAGCAGCCGGTTCAAATTCCATCATGGGTTAGGGAGGAAGTCTAATGCTGGGCAACGTCAAATGCGTCGATCAGGTCGTGACCGACAAATACGCAATCTATCAGGGCGATAGCTGCGAGATCATCCGCGCAATCCCGTCAAATTCGATTGACTTTGGCATCCACTCGCCGCCGTTCGAGGGGCTTTACAAGTTCAGCAACTTTGACCGCGACATATCGAACAACGATGGGCCGCAGTTCTGGGAGCATTATGCGTTCCTGATTGCCGAATTGCTGCGCGTGACCAAGCCTGGACGTGTCCACTCCGTCCACGTCATGCAGTTGCCAACGTCCAAAATTCGCAATGGCCACATCGGGATGCGTGATTTTCGCGGCGAAGTGATCCGGGCTTATGAGGACGCCGGCTGGATATTCCACAGCGAGGTTTGCATCTGGAAAGACCCGGTAGTTGCCCAGCAGCGCACCAAGTCGATCAGGCTTTTGCACAAGCAGATTGTCAAAGACAGCACGATCAGCGGCCAAGGGCTGGCGGATTATGTGGTGTCGTTCCGCAAGCCGGGTGACAATGAGAAGCCGGTTGCCGGGTGCTTCCATCGCTATGTAGGTGAAGGCGATGGCCCGGATAAGAACAAATACACGACCGCCACCGATGGCCGCAACTGGTTCAGCATCGAGGTTTGGCAGCGTTATGCCTCACCGGTCTGGACGGACATTCGCCAGAACCGGACGCTGCAATATCGCGGCGGTCGTGACGCCAAGGATGAACAGCACATTTCGCCGCTGCAACTGGACGTGATTGAGCGTTGTATCGACTTGTGGAGCAACCCAGGCGATACGGTGTTCACGCCGTTTCTTGGCATTGGCAGCGAGGTTTATTGCGCCGTCCAGTCTGGCCGCAAGGGCATCGGGTGCGAGTTGAAGCCGTCCTATTTCGCGCAGGCCAAGCGCAATCTTGAGACTGCCAGCGAGGTGATGGAAGGGCTGTTTCAAGAGGATGACGCTTGACCCGCCGTCAAGAGGAGCGACGGCAACGGAAGGCAGAATGCTGCCCGCGAACGATTATGGCTGTCGCCGCACTGCTTTAGTGTAAAACAAGACCTGTTTGCCGAGATTATTGTATGACGAATTCGGAAATCGGCATGATCGAGCCCGGCAAACCGTTCTGGCTGCTCACAAAGCCACTCCACGAGCGCCTGATTGAACGCGCGACTGCCGAATGGGACGTGTCTTGGGGCGAGGTGATCGGGAGCATCAAGGAACAGCGCATCGTTCTGGCGCGACAAGCCGTCATGTTCGCACTGCACGCGGCCGGCTTTTCCAGCGTGCAGATCGGCAAGGCGCTGGGTCGAGAACACACGACTGTGCTGCATGGCATCAAGGCGGCGCGGCGGCGCATGGATGCAGACGCGGGTTATCGGCGAAAGGTGGACGCGATGGCGCACATGGCGCGCCAACACGTCATCGGGCGCAGCTGGAACAAGGCGCGGATCGAAGCGATGGAGGCGCGGCAATGACCAGCGCCAGCGCGCAGCGAACCGGCACCTCACCGGAAACGCCAGCGCTAACCCTGCCGTGGCCAGACAAGCGCCTTTCATCGAACGCGCGCGTCCACTTCATCGCGCGCAGCCGGATCACGCGGGCGCACAAGGCCTGGGCTATCACGCTGGCACAGGCGCACCCGCAAGCCTTTCCCGCCCACGGCGACATCGGCCTGCGGGTGACGTTTCACCCACCATCCAGGCGGATTGACCGGCAGAACATGCCGCACCTCGTCAAGGCCTACATCGACGGGCTGGCGCTGGGCTGGCGGATAAATGATCGCCGATTTCTGCCAGAATACGCCTATGCCGAACCCGTGCGGGGCGGGCGGGTCGTGTTTGAAGTCGGTTGCGCGGTCGCCGGATTTAGGTAATCTAGGGCGGGCCGGTTGAACGTTGGCAGCGTCCAGCCCGGCCCTTCATCGTCAACGCTTCGGAGGAGCGGACAATGCAAAGACGCTATACACCGAGGCCGCCGTGTCCGCAAGACTTTGCAAAGCCGTTTGGCGAGCTCGCCGCGGCCATCGTTGAGCGCATCAAAAAGCAGCGGGAGAGCCGCGCGTGAGCGGGTGGATCAAACTGCATCGCGGCTGGCGGGACAATCCCAT